GCTGATAAGACAACTGTTGTCGTTATGGATTCTTATATGCCAAAAGGCCTTGAGATTTATAAAGAAAGAACAGAAAAGGTCATGCAATCCGAAGATTACATTTCTAAAATTCAAAGACCTGAATTGATTGAATATTGGCACGCTGATTATGTATTGGTTAATATGTTTAAATCACTTTATGTTAATCATGCAATTGAAAGTGGCCACGTTAAGACTGATGTGACAGCTTGGATAGATTTTGGTTATTGTCGTGATGGTAACAGGTTGCCAGAAAATAATGTTTGGTCATATGATTTTAATCCAGATAAAATACACTTCTTCAATATCAAGCCTATTGAAAAAGATAGACCTATTGTAGAAATTATATCTACGGGTGATGTTTATATTATGGGATGCCATATGGTTGCTGGTACCAAAATGTGGCCAAGAGTTAGAGAATTAATATTTGGCAACTTTGAAGTTTTGTTAAATAACAATCTATGTGATGATGACCAAACGTTATTGTTGATGTCTTACTTGGTCACACCAGAAGAATTTGAATTGAGGTTCGTAGATCCATCCGATTGGTTTATTATATTTAAGGATTATAATGATAGCAGTAATATCTCCACGAATTCATAATCTAGGCGATTTTGTTCATTGTTTGCCAGTTCTTTCTGGTTTATATAAATTTACAAATCATAAAATGTGGTTTATTATTTGTAACAGACTAAAACGATTCAAAGGAATTAAAGATTTGTTACTAGCTCAAGAAATGTTTGAGAAAGTTACATTTGTTGATGAAGAATCAGTTAATTGGGAAAGATGTATATTAATTGATGACACCGGTAGTGATATAGGCTATGGATCACGACCAATTGTTCAACAAAGATATTATAATTTCATCAAAAATAATTATAGAATTAATTTTGAATTTGATGATGATTTTGAATTACAAGTACCAAAACTTGATATTGATTACCGTGAAAAACAATTAATTGTTGGAGATCGGTGGTCACCCAAGGATGCTCCAGATGTGGATGACCGTAGGAATTTTAATGTCATTGAATCTTCTGGTATAGTTAAAGATTATAATACCTTGTATCTTGACTACAAGAACGACTTGGTGTATAATTGTTCTTTAATCAAGTATAATCCCAATCCTTTCGTCACCACAATTACAGGAATTGGTATTGTAGCCGATTTGATGAAGAAAGATACTTATGTCCTATGGGACGAAGATATGAGGACATGGCAAGGAGATCCTGTTGACCATGTATTCAGACTTCATCATTTTGAAAACCGAAATACCAAACTTGTCTACATCAAAGATTTCATATATGAAAATCAAACTGTTTAGCCATGCCGTATCATTAGATGGTACAACACAAATCACAAAAACTCAAACAGATTTGCTTTTAAGTACTGGTTTAGCCGAAGCTGCTGAAATCAATATGATGTTACATTTTAAAGAAGAACCATTCTTATGGATGAAAGACAAGTTGCCTAACGCAAACTATAAAGTTTTTGATTCTTCTTATGGTCAATGGTTTGAAGGTACTACAATGCTTCATATACAAGAATTGGTACACTCCACCGATGAAGAATTTTATGTTTGTTACATTCATCATAAAGGATTAACAAGTAATCTGACCGATTGGCGGACATATATGGAATATTGGAACATTATTCGATGGAAAGATTGTGTTGCCAAATTAGATGAAGGTTATGATACTTGTGGTGCTTCGTTTTTAAATGATCCACCACATCCGTTCTATGCTGGAAATTTCTGGTGGGCCAGAGCTTCTTATCTTAGAAGGTGTAAAAGACTAAAAACTCCAAAAGAAAACAAGTTACAACCACAATTTTCTGGTCAACCACACCATCGATTTGACTATGAATGTTGGCATGGTAGTGGTAACCCTAAAGCATACGATTTACATCCTGGTCCAAAAAATCGTTGGTATTGGCGTCCGGAAATGTACCAAAAGTGACTATGTATCAAACCGAATAATTTAAAAAATCGGTCATATGAGTTTAAAAGTTGTATAAATAAACCTACGGACAACCATAGTGTGTTGTATTTCTAGGGAAAATCAATGAAAACTTTTATATCGTTTCTGACTGAAGAAGCTGCTGATGAAGGCGGCCAGCTCAAACACATTCACCATGCTGAAGATAGACCTTTAATGCACGGTCATGCTGGTTTTGAACATGCTTATGGTGCTTTACAACAAGCACACGAACATATTAAGGCTGGCCACAAAAGTAGTAATTTAACAATGAAATATGATGGTTCTCCATCAATTGTCTTTGGTCACCATCCACATACTGGTAAATTCTTTGTTGCTTCCAAATCTGCTTTCAATAAGAATCCAAAGATTAACTACTCTGAAAAAGATATTCAGAAGAATCATGGCCATGCTCCAGGCTTAGTAAAAACTCTTAAACATGCACTCAAACACCTACCAAAAGTAACACCTAAAACTGGTGTTTATCAAGGTGATGTGATGCATCATGCAGAAACTAAGACATTAAAAGAAGAACATTTGTTTGAAGCTGCAAAAAATAAAGTATCTTTTACACCAAATACCATCACCTATACTGCACACGGTGATGAAGCTAAGAAAATTAACAAATCTAAGATTGGTGTCGTAGTTCACCAAAAATATAGTGATGACATGAAACATGCTTCACCTCATGTTGACCACCATAACTTTAAAGAACATCCAGATGTCCATATTCATGGTGCTGAACATGATACAAGTAAGGTTCAACACAGTCCGGAGAATGAACATGAGTTTCATAAACACATGGCTGCAGCTAAAGAGATACACGACACACATGGCCACAAAATGTATGATGCCGTTCATCATGCTCATGGTGGAGAATCCGGTCATCTATCCACTTACATTAATCATACAGTAAGACACGATCAGGTTCCAAGTGTTAAAGGATTCCAAGCACACCTTTATAGCCAACATGAAAAAATGGCATCCAAAGTAAAATCGGATAAATCTAAGAATGAAAAACGTACTGAAGGTGAACACCAGATTAAACATGTGGAAAAAAATAAATCTGCATATGGCCATTTGTTCTCTATGCATCACCATTTACACCAAGCCAAGAATTCTTTGGTGAAATCATTGGAAACGCATGAGGGTAAATATGAACACCATATTGAAGGTAAGAAATCTAAACCAGAAGGTTTTGTGGTAAACCATAAACCAGAAGGCGGTAAAGAAGAACCAACAAAATTGGTAAATAGAGCTGAATTCGCTAAGGCCAATCTTTTAAAAGTTAGAAAATGAAGTCGTTTTTAGATATAGTTCAAGAAGCCAAAAGTGATGAGGTGCATCATGTGATGACCTTTGGCCGGATGAATCCGCCTACAACTGGCCACTTGAAGTTGATTGATAAAGTTAAAGATGTGGCTAAAAAGAATAATGCTGGTCACACAGTTGTCACATCACATTCACAAGATGCAAAGAAGAATCCATTATCGGCAGCTCAGAAGATTAAACACCTAAAAAGATATTCTCCAGGTACTCACTTTGAAGCTTCCAACAAAGAACATCCAACATTCTTACATCACGCAGCCAAAATCCACAAGAAAGGCGTAACTCACCTTCACATGGTGGTTGGTTCTGACCGTGTTAAAGAAATGAGAGAGAAGTTGCACAGATATAATGGTACACATGAAGGTGCCTTGTATAACTTCAAAAAGATTACAGTTCACTCAGCTGGTGAAAGAGATCCTGATGCTGAAGGTGATACTGGTATGTCTGGTACCAAGATGAGAGAACATGCCAAGAATAAAGATATGAAATCTTTTAGACAAGGCGTTCCACATCATGTTTCTGATGAACATGCAAAAGAATTGATGCATGATACTCGTAAAGGTATGGGTTTACATGAAGATATTTACCGTGGCGTATTCAAGGCCATCTTTGTAACTGGTGGACCTGGTTCTGGTAAAGATATTGTTATTCGTGAAGCTATTGCTGAGGCCAGAGCTGTTGAATTAAACTCCGTACAAGCATTTGAATACTTGGCCGATAAACAAAAGTTATCCGAAAGAACTAATGATTTCCGTAGAGAAGCCATTAGAACAAGGTCACCATTGATTATTAATGGACCTGCTGATGATGCTCAACGTATTGTTTATGTTAAAGAAGAATTAGAAGATTTAGGTTATGAAACCATGATGGTTTTTGTTAACACAACTGATGAGGTGAGTAAAGAGAGAAACGAAAAACTTAAAAGGACAATTGGTGAATCTGTACGTCACGATAAATGGATTCAGTCACAAAACCTTAAAGAATCATACTCTCAGAACTTTACCACTTTTATGAACTTTGATAATGATGGTTCCTATGAACAGATAGAGGAAGACATT